TAAAGAAAGTCGCACCACCAGCCCCACCAGCCCCACCAGCCCCACCAGCCCCACCAGTACCACCACGTCCCGTGAAACGCGACCCACGTGCAAACTTAATGACGGCTTTGAAAGCAAACCTCGAAAGACGTGGTATTAGACAAAAGTTAAACCAAATTTCTTAGACATGAACTTTTTTGCACTTTCGAGTTCAGGGTGACTCCATAAGAGCCATCTCGACCAGAACCCCGCGGTATACAAACCTGATTTCGTCCAGTTTTCTTTATCGCTTCGTGTAACATCAAGCATGTTTTTGTGAACGAGTATGGGATTGGTTTGTTTTTGAACCATGTGTGGTACAAACCCACCATGACGCGTGACGTATGAACGCATACGTAACGGGTTCTTGTGTAGTGTATAATCGGAGTACCCCTTGGCCCCAAAATCAACAATCTTACCATCATCGAACGTAACTCTAAACTTTTTATCGTAACGCGGACTTTTTCGTAAACGAACACGCATGTGTACTATAATTATTGAACATATTTATTTTGTAATCGTGTGAGCGTGTAGTGGTGATACAAATGAAGTATACCAATAAGTATTGAAACGTAAACCGCGGGGTTTTTCCTCGCTTTTCTGTTCATGAGAATGAGAATGAGTGACGTGAGAATGATGAGCGTTGGTAAAGTGAACAAACCAATTTGAACATTCGTTAATCCGAGAAACCGTTTATCTAACGTATCGATTTTATCGTTTTGTTCTGGTGCGTAGCATTCTTTTCCTTTATAACCTGGCATTTATTATATACACACAAAAAAAAATGTGGTTTCTCGTGATACCATGTATCCTGTTACTAAACGATTATTGTAAAAACCCTATAGATAGACTCTATTTTCAGAGACCTTTACGACCTTTGGTAGGTATACGAAACTCTATCGTTGATTTATTTTTTTATAAGCCACACTATTCAGTCGACGATTTTCCGGGCCTTTGGCGTGTTCAAAAACACTTTTTCGATATAAAAGACGAATACGATAGGTTACACAAAAACGCACAAAAATGGTATTTCCACGATCTCGATTCTTGGTTCGACCGTAACGAAAATTACTATTATTATAAAATACACGATTTTCCGAGCATATACGCATTTTTAAAAAGTATACCGTGTGTTGATCATGCCATGATTGCAGTCATGGAAGGACCAATGTCTATACCAGCACATCGCGCCGAAAGCAATTTACAGTTACGGTACCATTTAACACTCGAAGGAACGAGTGTTCTCGATACTGAATTCGAATACCACAAACACGAACCGGGTGAATATATACTGTTCGATCACGCGAGGTACCATAGCGTCGATAAAACTGACGAAGGAAAACGCGTTGTATTGATTTTAGATATTAATAGGTTTTAATCTAAAGGTGTTTCCGACACACCGCTTTATACGTGTTATGATCACCAACGAGTTCGAGCTCCTCGTTTTGAACAATACGTTTCGTAAATGGACCGTGTGTTCCGTCCATACACTCCATACACATCGCCGATATTTTGAACACTTTATCGGCGAGAGGTACGCAATCTATGAGTTCGCCAAACTTTCTCTGTTTATAATCACCATCGAGACCCGCGAGTAAAATTGTTTTACCCGAATCGAGGACTTTTTCAACGAATGTTTTTAGACCCGTAAAAAACTGCGCTTCGTCTATGGCTATAACGTCGACGTTTGAAAAATCTATTTCGTTGAGATCGTTCGTTTTTATACAATCAAAGCGAATATTATCGTGAGTACGTAAAACATCTTCGGAGGCACGCGTATCCTTTTTCGAGTTTATAACGAGAATTTTTTTACCTATGACGCGGTACCTTTTTAAACGCCGAATGAGTTCGGACGTTTTTCCGGAGAACATGTTACCCATGATAATTTTCAGACTCATGTTTTTTATTAGATAGTTTATTTCTTTATGCTTAACGCGTGTGTTATTTTGGAAAGATTAGTTTCTATGTTTGATATTTTATAAGCCGTCATTTCTGTGTATACGAATTTATTGAAATACCTCTTTTTTGCGTTAAAAACGCGTCTTTTGTATGAATGTTTTAGTTTTTCGTTGGTTTTATATTTGCCCATATCTATTCTTGCCTGTTTTATGGTTTTAGATGTCTCGTACCCTAATTTTTTTTGTCTAATAGCTAAAGCTATTAAAAAATTAGATGAAAGACCTACACATATACCCGTGGTATTATATCTTTGTAAATATGGACCTTTATAGATGAACATTTCTGAACAGTTTAGCATGTTTTTTAATTTTTGAAATATAATATCTGAAAACCGATTTGATTTTTCACCCCATGGATCGAAACAATAAAGCGTGTTATCCCATTTAAAAACGGATATACAATGATTTTTATGAATTTCCGGGATAGTGGTAGATTGACCACTATAATCGTAAACACCTATTAAAATTCCAATCTTTTCCTCGTTCACAACTTTTTTTAATTTTTCTAAATCACTTTCGTATTCTTCTTTATAAAAAGCGGAAACTATTTTTATTTTTTTATCGGGTATTGCTTTTCTTATTTTTCTTAGAGTGTTTTCGGATACGAATTTATAGAAAGCTTCGAGTATACGTTTTTTATACGATGGGTTTGGGTCTGAGTTATTTCTTTTTCTTTTATCGCCCATTCTTGATATACACGAGTATTTTTTTCCTGATATAAAGAAATGGGTAGTATACTATATATAACATGGAAACACTTAGAATTAAACGATTAACACTTGACGCAACTTTACCGACACGCGCATCCCCTGGTTCGGTTGGTTACGATTTGTATAGTATTGACGATATGACTATAAACGCGTGTGAAAGAGGTATCGTGAGTACGGGTATTTGTGCTACTATTCCTAAAGGTGTGTACGGACGTATTGCACCAAGATCGGGTTTGAGTGTAAAACACGGGATTCAAACGGGTGCTGGTGTTATCGATCCGGATTACACGGGTGAATTGAAGGTTATCTTGTTTAATCACGGGAGTGAATCCTTTGAAATTAAACAAGGCGATAGAATCGCGCAATTAATTTTAGAAAAATGCGAAACGCCTCTTATTGAAGAAGTTGATGAATTAAAAGAGACGAAGAGAGGTGATAGAGGTTTTGGATCATCGGGTACGAACTAAATTAGTTACCAAATGCGACACCACCCATACCATTCTTAATCCTGAGAATGTTATAGTTGACCGCGTAGGCTCTGAGTGCGGCTGGAACATCACCCGAAGCTCCCCCGTTTATTGTAATTTTGGCGTTATCTATTCTTGAAAAGTTTAAGGAACCCGTTGGTTGAGTTTTGTTCATGGTAAGACAAAATGGCCATGTAGTAACTGGTTCAGTATTGAGTGCTTCTGGAAGTATGGAACAGTGTCTCGATGGTACGACTTTATTGTGGTATTCGTACGTCATGTTTTCAAAAAGTGTAACACCATTAATGTACATGGACGCATCCGTGAACGAATATTTTGTAGCATGATCTTCGGCGCACGCAATGTGTATAGCTTTAACTGGATGGTTAAAATATGTTAAATCAACGGACGTATCTGTTTTAGACATTGGTTGGTATTGTGTTTGTGTAATGAGAAGTTCGTGTTCGGTATTTGCGAAGAATTCGCGTTCTTGTGTGTCGAGATAGACGTAGGAACCGTACACTTTTGGTGTGGAGCCTTGAGTAAAATTGGGGTGTAATTTGATTCTAATTTCAACTTCGTGGTATTGAAGACCTACGAGTGGCAAAGATTTCGTCCAATCTTCACTGAAAAAGAATGGAATGACGTAACTTCCTGTACTGACGTTAAAACCTGGGTTTATCGCTTTATAGGATGTTGTCGCACACGAAGCTTTCGCTTGTGATTCGTTATAAAGAACGTTGTGTACACCGGCAACGAAAAGAGAATCTAATTTAGTCACTTCTTGGCCACCAATCCACAAAGAAAATTCGGTTGGTGTTGTGCTCGAATCAAACAAACTTGTATTAACATTTTCTGACCTATTTATATCCGTGGCTTCAATCCATACGTAACTTAAAAGGTCACCTTTAGATCGGACTGGAATAACAACTTCGTTATTAGCGCCGAATGTACCGATATAGTCCATTCGTTCGGGTTTGATGGCAAAGTTCGTGTGACGTTTATAGTTTTGTCTAAAAAAAGAGACTTCTGGATCACCCGTGATATAGACATCCTGGGCACCGACTGAGACAAGATCAATCAAAGCAGCTGACATATTTACTACTATACTATATTAAAAAAATCGGGCGTTAACGTGGTAAGATAAAAATGGTTGTTTTTCAGGTACTCACCTGGGAAACACAGGATACTGATGAGGAACACTTGGTTAGTATTTTTGGTAAAACGTGCGAAGGTAAATCTGTATGTGTCACAACAAGTTTTACCCCTTACTTTTTCGTGAAACTCCCTAAGAAAATGACGTCTTTAGGCGTTCGTAATTTATATACAAAAATAGATAAAGCGTGTCCTGAATGTTTAGTTGGTTACGATATTGTTCAAAGTAAAGACGTATGGGGGTTTCAAAATAACGAAATGTTTGCGTTTATGCAGTTAAAATTTAAAAACTTAGCGTCGCGGCGTATGGTGAATGGTAGATTAAAACGTATTTTACAAGATGAACCCGTAAAACTGAAAGTGTACGAATCTAATCTCGATCCTGTTTTGAGGTTAATGCACAGAACGGGTATACAATCCACTGGCTGGATGGATTCTGGGGATACGTGTGTACGATCATATCTCGCGAACGTAGATATAGACTTGTTCTGTAACGATTGGAAAACACTTAAACCCGTTGATATTCCCGAAACGGCACCATTTGTCGTTGCGTCTTTGGATATCGAGTGTAATAGTTCCACTGGTAAATTTCCTGATGCGGACGTTGAAGGCGATGCATGTTTTCAAATTGCTATTTCACTGGCACATTTTGGTTCGGAAACACCTTACGATAAGACGTGTTTGTGTTATAAAAATACAGATCCAAAATTGGAAGGGTGTACGATTAAGAGTTACGCAACGGAACGCGAAATGCTTATGGCGTTCAAGGAGTACCTTATTAAAAACGATGTCGACATTATCACGGGTTGGAACATATTCGGTTTTGATTTGGAATATATAATTAAACGTGCTGTTATTACAAAATGTGATCCATCGTTTTACGAGTTGAGCAAACTTAAGAATCATACGTGTGAACTTACGTATAAAAAGTTATCGTCGAGTGCACTCGGTGATAACGATCTCAAAATTTTACCAATGCCCGGTCGATTTATTTTCGATTTATTCCACGAAGTTAAGAAAGGGTATAAACTCGATTCGTATAAACTCGATAACGTTTCGAAACTGTACCTTGGTGATAACAAAATCGATATGCCTGCAAAAGAAATGTTTGCGCGTTTTGTTGAAGAAGACCCTGTAAAGTTGCGTGAAGTCGCTGAATACTGTATTAAGGATACGTTGTTACCACACAGACTTTTAGCAAAGTTATGTACACTCATAAACTTACTGGAAATGGCAAAGGCAACGTGGGTTCCGTTATGTTACTTAGTCGAAAGGGGGCAACAAATAAAAGTGTTTAGTTTATTAACAAAAAAAGCGCGTGAAATGGGATTCATGGTACCAACAATCACTTGGGGACAATATTCCGCTGATGGATACGAAGGTGCAACTGTTCTCGAAGCACAAAAAGGTGCGTATTACACACCGATTACCGCCCTTGATTTCGAGGGTTTGTATCCATCGATCATGATGGCACATAATTTATGTTATTCGACACTCGTTATGGATTCTAAGTACGATAACTTACCCGGTGTAACGTATGAAACGTTCGGGTTTTATAAGTTTGCACAAGGTGTACCGAGTCTTTTACCGAGTATTCTTTTGGAACTCAAACAGTTTCGTAAACAAGCTAAAAAAGATATGGCAAAATCAACGGGTTCTTTGAAAGAAATGTATAACGGTAAACAGTTGGCGTATAAAGTATCCATGAACTCTGTGTATGGTTTTACGGGTGCGGCAAAAGGTATGTTACCGTGTGTACAAATAGCTTCTACGGTGACGTTAAAAGGGCGAAGCATGATTGATGAAACAAAGGCGTACGTTGAAAAGAATTTTCCGGGCGCAAAGGTAAGGTACGGTGATACCGATTCTGTAATGGTCGAATTTGATGTAGGAAATCGTAAAGGTATGGACGCGATCGAGTATAGTTGGGAACTTGGTGAACGCGCCGCGGACGAATGTACCAAACTGTTTAAAGCACCGAATAACCTCGAGCTCGAGAAAGTGTATTGTCCGTACTTTTTGTATTCAAAAAAGAGGTACGCCGCGAAACTTTGGACAAAGGGAAAAGATGGGAACATGCACATGGATTATATAGATGTTAAGGGATTACAATTGGTAAGGAGAGATAATACACCGCACATGCGTGAAGTGTGTAAAGAACTTCTCGATGTTGTTTTAGAAAGTAGCGATACCGGACCACCAAAGGCGCTCGCTTTACAAAGGGCTATAGAACTTATCGAAGGTGATGTACCAAACGAGAAACTTATTCTTTCGCAACAATTGGGTGATACGTATAAATCACAAAATTTATCGCACGTTCAAGTTCGTAACAAAATGCGTGAAAGACAACCTGGCTCGGAACCCCAATCGGGTGATCGTGTACCTTACATTCTTCTCGATACGGGTGATCCAAAGGCAAAAGCGTACGAAAAAGCTGAAGATCCCAAATACGCAAAAGAACACAATTTAAAAGTGGATTATAATTATTATTTTATAAATAAGTTTTTGAACCCCGTGTGTGATTTAATTGAACCGCTTTTCGAAGATCCAAAAGAGGAAATATTTGGTGAACTCTTAACGCGTGTTAAACCAAAACGGAGACCGAAGAAGAAAGTAGAAGATGAGGGACAGAAAAAGATTAGCGATATATTCAAATCACTTAAAAAATAGGTACGAATGTTACGTAAGATGTCAAGACGAAAGCCTACACTTAACGATGAATTATGTATGGCCGTACAAAAAGTTTTAGATAAACGTTTGGATATGGACGAAATAAAATATATGAATCAGATAGAATTTGCTAAGATAATATCTGACGTTTACCATATTAATCTAAAACAGTTGTGTAAATATTTACCAAATTCGGGGAAATTTTGTAAAGGGTACAAGAAAGATGGTAGTCCGTGTACCGGAAAAGCAAAATTAAACGGTATGTGTAACAATCACATGGATCAAAAACCGGGTAAAGAACCAATAGAAATGACCATGTTAAATAACGAAAGTATAAAACATACGCACACATTTCTCGAATGTATATATAAACCGGGGTGTCCGGCGTGCGAAACTTCAAAAAAGGGCTTTAAAGATTTGCGTGGTATTATGTAATAATGAATAAATCGGCTATTCTACTAACATCGATTGATACTTTTTATAACATACCTGAGAATAGAGCTACGCTTTTAGAAATTTTGAATAAAACGGGTGGTATTTCCTTACGCAATCTTGAATGGTTCATAACGAATTATTCAAAGAAAAACAATTTAACGTATACAACAAAAGATGGTAAAATTTTTAGTGTACACTGTGCATATAAATCGAGTTTAGATGGGTACAGTAAAAAATTATTCGATCCGTTTTGTCGTTCGTCTAAGATGACGTATACTGTTCCGGGGACATCTGATGAAATACACACAACGGTGGCGCAGTTGAATTTCATAAGATGGTGTATAAAAAATAATATAATCGAGTATATTCGCGAAAACAAAACCACTTTATTTTCTAAACAAGTGACATGATACCATTTTCAAAAACAAATGTTTGGTATCCTACGTAATACAAGTGTAAAGTATAATCACTTGTAAGTCCTTCTTTCATGGTGACTTCTAAAACTGTCCTGTTAGACTGTATCTGACTAAAATCCAACATTCCCGATGGTTCTACGTTAATTGGATTCATCGAGAATGCGTATGTATAAATACTTCTAAAAGGTCTCGATAATCGACTCGTAAATGGTACCACATATTTGAAATATTTATGATCGCTATCTTGTATGTTTGGTAAATCTTGACCGTTTATAAATATTTTAGCTTTTACCATGGGTGCGTTATAAAATTCATTCGATATAGAATACTCCGAACTCGATGAAAAATTGTATCTGTTTGCGAAAACGTTTGCTGTTAAACTCGTACCACCTTCGTATGTTTCTTCGTTTTCAAACGTTTTTTGTCTGAGAAACCAATTCAGTGTTTTAACGGGTATCTTTGGTACAAGTTCCAATTTCGCGTTTCGAGTTCCGGTTAATATATCTAAAGTAGGGTGTTTTTTAACTATATCGGTTACTAAAACGTGTCTTTTATTTGTTATGTGAATACGTTCAGATGGATCGATTGTTATTTCTTCTGTTATTATATCAAATTCTGGTAAGTAAAGTGAATCCGTTTCGTTTGTAAAAAACGATTGTTTATGAAACTCGAATTCAAATTGAAGTTTTTGTTTGTGTATGGCACACGTTGGAAAATATGGACGATTTGGTGTGTTTGTTTCATATTCATCACTTTCATATTTACGCGAAAAAAGTAAAGGTATTGGTATAAAAACGCGCGACTTATTTTGGGCTAATATTTGATTACCTGGTAGTAAAGACGTATCTTCTGCATTATTTCTGTTTACCATGTACCTTTTTGTTCGTTTTTCGGATTCATCTAAATATAATTCATCGTATATGATACCCCAATCTCCGTGAAACTTTTCAACAACAATTTCATCGACACGCATGGTTACGGATTTTAAAATATGACGACCTATTTGATCCGCGTAGTAACTATCATTACCTGTTAAAGCGGGTAACTCTAAAGAAACATACATATTTGATAAAAGATCACCCATATTTCTTGGATTAAGTGTAACTTTTACAGTTTCACCGAATGGCCAATTCGCGGAAGATGTACTCGGTTTATTCACGTTTAAATTTTTGTGAAACTTTGTAAAATTTGAGTGTCTTTTTGGATCATACTTAAAGAACGAATGATTAGGATCTGTTTCCAAAAGGTACGTATCCTGTTTACCAATTGCGTTGAGTGACACTATAGCACCCGTATCTGGTCCGGGTGTATCACACATACTACTACTTATTGTTTATATATTTTTAAATCCTTTTTCCACATGTCAATGTGTGTGGTATTTTGTAAAACATCGAGTTCGTTTTTTGTTTTTGACGTTTCTTCCCTGAGATTTTGTACAGCTTCGTGTGTATATTGGTACGTTTTTATGTTTAAAAGATAATCGTATGAATTATCAATCTTATCAAAAAGTTTTTCCAATTCGTGTTCGAGATCTGAACGTTTTCGTTTAAAAACGATAAGTTTTTCGTGTATGACCATATCTACAAACCTTGACATATTTTCCAATTTTTTCGTTTTTTCTTTTAAAACGTTGATAAGGTGTGTTTTTCGTTTCTTGTATGTCTTTGTTCTTATTTCAAAGAAGTCTTTGAGTATTTCTTCTGGACTTTCATATTTATGAATACCTTTGGTCGGGTGAAATAAATGCATGTTTGTGACGTGGAAGGTTTTTTGAAGTTTGAAATCTTTTATGATATCGTTACCGGTATACCCCGTGATACTAAAATCGACATTTTCAGTGGTACTATTATTTACATAGTTCGATATCTTCTTTTTCTCGACGAGTGTATCGAGATACTCTTTGTATTCCTGCGTCCAACGTCCTGGTGGAAGTTCTGTGACTTTTAGTGTATTACCCAATTGAGACCAAACACCTTCCGTAACCCATACACCGTCTTCGTTACTAAACACCCGCCCGGTAAATTTATCAAACCACGGTTTCATAGGTACGATCGTTTCACCATTAATAATGCGTTGTATATTTGTAGTTATATCATCTGGATTAAACGGTGGTATATATGAACTAAACCCAGTTCCTATACCTTCGGTACCATTTACTAAAACCGTTGGTAAAATGGGGACGTAATAGTCGGGTTCGATTTGTTTACCGTCGTCATCCAAATACTGTAAAATGGGGTCATCTTTTGGATCGAAAAGCTGACGCGCACTTTTCGTAAGTTTTGTAAAAATATACCTCGTTTGACTCGCATCTTTACCACCCATGAGTCTCGTACCAAACTGACCACACGGTTCGAGTAAATTTATGTTATTCGACCCCATAAAATTGTGTGCAAGTTTTACAATCGTATCTGCCAAAGAGACTTCACCGTGGTGGTACGACGTCTTTTCCGAAACGTACGCAGCCAATTGTGCAACTTTCATTTCGGATGTAAGGTTTTTAGTAAAACATGCGTATAAAACTTTTCTTTGCGATGGTTTCAAACCATCGGAGACGTGTGCAATGGACCTTTTCAAATCTGCGAGACTAAAATTAACGAGATCTTTGTGAATAAAGTCGGATATACCGAGACGTTCAACGTTTCCGTACGGTATTTCCAATTCTGAAGGTTTTTTTTCTGTACTTTCAAGTAACCACGTTTTCCTTGAGTCTGATTTTGTTTTATCAAAAGCGAGAATAATAGAGTCGTCCATTGTTTCATCCGTGTCGAATTGAACGGTGAGTTCTTTTATTTTTTTAAAATAGTCGCGAGCTTCTGCGGACGTTGACGTACCAAGACCCTTGTAGTACTTGATTTTCCATCCCTGTTTACCGTTACCGTACCAGTGCCTGAACGTAGAATCGGTATAAAACGATTTTGTTTCTGAACCTTTTGTGGCTTTTATGATTGGTGTAACCATACTCACGACAAAGTTTAGTTTGAGTAAACTCGGCCAAAAATAATGTATCATGTTAAGAATGAGTCCCTTGATGTGACTTCCGTCGTTATCTGCATCTGTCATGATCATAAGTTTACCATACCTGAGTTCTGAAAGTGAAGTATACACTTTACCTTGTTGAAGACCTAAAATCTTCTTGAGATCGTTAAACTCTTTGTTTTCGGTAAGTTGTTTAACGCTTGCATCTCGAACGTTTTTACACTTACCGCGAAGAGGGAAAACACCGTAATGATCTCGACCAACTATGGAAAGACCCGCAATTGCTAACGTTTTAGCTGAATCACCTTCTGTTACGATAAGTGTACACTTACCGGATTGTTGTGTACCCGCTTTATTCGCATCGTCGAGTTTGGGTATACCCGTTATTTTTGATTTGCGCGTACCATCCGTTTTCTTGAGTTCCTTCATTTCGCGAAACTTCGATAAAGCAAGAAGCTCGTTTTGTACACTCGTTTTTAGAATATTTTTAATAAACGATTTTGGTGGTTCAAATTTACTTCCAAAATCTTGTGGTTTGAGCGTACACTCTGACTTAACCTGACTACTAAAACTCGGGTTAACGAGGGTTGCTTTTACAAACACAAAAAACGCATTCTTAACTTGTTGAGGACGAAGTTTTATCTTTTTTGTCATGTCTTCAATAATACCGTTTGCGAGTATACCAGAAACATGATCAACGTGTGAACCTCCTTTTGTAGTACATATTCCGTTGACGAAAGAAACGTGTTCGAACCCATCGTCGGAAGGTGCAATACACACTGACCACCTATCACTTGTAAACATACACATTTCGTCTGATTTTGTGTACATTTTAGCGTACGTATTAAATGAACATTTTGGTAAAGGTTCACCTTGAAATTTCACTTTACAGTTTTGTGAAGTGCATATGTTTGCATCATATACACGTTTTTCAAATATTTTGTATATAGACTCGTCCATACCAGACATACCAAACCGTTTCCAATCTGGAACAAATGTTACACAAACACTCGATGTTGCACCCGCATATTTTTTTATTTTTGGTGTATGACAATTTTTCATATTATCTGACCATTCTTGTGTGTATATACACTTGTTTTCTCCATCTTTTATTTTTACCGAAAACTTTGTCGAGTACACGTTTGTAAGTTTTGCTCCGTACCCGTTTCGACCACCGACGACACGTTTTTGTGTATCGTCATAATTTGTACTCGTGAGTAAATGTCCGAACGTTAATTCAGGATTCCAAAGACCTTCCTTTTCGTGCATTTTTACTGCGATGCCTCCCAAAGGACCGTTATTTTCTATTGTTATTTCACCCGACGTTTTATCAATAGATACACTGAGTGATGTTACGTTTTTTGGGTACAGAGAATTCCTGTCGATCGCGTTTACGAGTATTTCATCGAATATTTTTAGAAGTGCGGGTGAATACACAACCGTCTTCTTTTCAAAATGACCGTTTTCGTATACCCAATACGGTTCTCCAACACGTGAAACTGGACCAACATATGAATCTGGGCGTTTCAATATATGTTCCACGTGTGTGAGTTTTTGTATACTTTCACTCATACTTTTTTTATAATTCGTCTCTTCTACTTAAGTGTCTTTTCAAACCTTCGTACCAATATAAAAGTTCACTTTTTGTTTTTGACTTGGGTCTTTTATGTATTTGTTTTAACATACCACATTCACGTTTTCTCAACGTAGATGGGTGAATTTTATGAGAGTTTAAAAAACATGCGTAACACACGCGTTTTAATTGTGAACTAAAAAATTTATAATATTCTTCGTTGTTAAACATAAAAATGGGGTTTAATTTTCTGTAGTCCCGTATAATTTTTCGTTCTTGTGGATTATTCGTGTGTATTCTTGGATTTAATGGACAGCAACACGAATAACATTCGTTTATCCATTTAATATACATAAAAAATATTCGTATTTATTTTTTATGTATTACAATCACGTAAGACAACCCGATGGGGTTCCGGCTATAGGAGTGAATTTGGAAATGCAACCACCAAATCAAATAAATGTGGAAAATGAAAATGAAAATGAAGACGAAGACGAGGACGAAGGTGTTACCGAAAGAATTGATATAATTTTTAATAAAGTCGCACACATTACCTTATTTTTTATGAATTTTTTGTTCGCGTTTGCGATTCATAACTTGGTGAACATTATAAACTTAATATTTTCGATCATGTGTTTACACGGTATTTCGAAAAAGAATATGAAATACGTATATTTTCATACTATTTATTTGATGAGTGGATTGATTTTGTCTATATATGTATCTATAGATACGTATGTCATGTACTATTCGGCCTGTATTTTATTAAATGTAATAACAATCGAACAGTATAGTTAATATTTTATTCACCGAGAGTGAAACTATACGTTCTTTTGAGCTTTGTAAAGAACCACATTCTTTATTAACCTAAGTTATTTTATTTTTCATTAAAAACTAAAATGTCGCAATATTTTTTACCTACTGTTATACAGACGAATTTTAGTGATACTAAAAATGTACTCACTAAAAAACATCAATCAAATGTTCAAAGTTACGAAGATTGTTTACGCATATCTAAAAATATAAAAAATTGTAAAAAGACTCCAGATGAAATGGCGGATATAATAGATAAGATGAGAAAGAAGAAACTAGAGTGTCAGAAAACGCGACCTATACAGGTTTTACAAAGTCCTCCAGAAGAAAGAGTAAACACAGAAAATAAAAAAATGTGTAAAGCAGTTACGTTATCCGGAAAAAGTTGTACTTTTAAAGCAGTCTGTGGAAACTACTGTAAAAAACACAAAATAGATGACCAGGTGCTGGGAATAAAACCAAAAATAAATGTTTCCTTATTATAAAAAAATGTTAGATCAGGAAACGCTTAGACCTGTTATAATAGCCATGACTCTTTATCTTGTAATTTCAAATGTCGTACCAGAACTTCTTAAGAAACCAACGAACGTTAAATTTGTTGATGATATTGTCGCCATGCTTATTGCCCAAAGAGGTTCACTCATGTCAGGCGCTATCCTGACTGGTGTCATTACCTTCCTCACCAATTACATTAGCGATGAATTCTTGTAATACGTTTTCTTTACACGTTAACATGCGCGTACGTGGGTGATCCATATACCTTAATTTTTTGGTATATGCATCTTCCATAAACTCTCGTAATTGGTTTTCGTCGGGTTTCCCCCATCGCATACCCGCTTTGAATAAA